GATAGCAGTCTCATACTGCTCTGCCTGCAAGCGCTCATCCTGTTGGGTGAGTCGCGCAGTTTCGATGCGCTCTTTGGTGAGGTTATCTGTAGCGTTAAGCGCCACATCCAACTGATCACGCTCAGCAGCGCGTTGTTGTTCTGACTGCAGGCGAGCCATTTCCAGTTGGGCCTTTTGCTGCATGTCCTGACCTTTGAGTTGCATCTCAGCCTGATCACGCTGTGCGCGACGCTGCGTTTCAGCCATGGAAGTTTCACGCAGGACCATGGCTTCAGGCGGCAATTGCGGCTGAGGCGTAAGTTGCTGCATGGCTTGCAGTAGCTGCTGAATGAGCGGCAGAATCTGCTGGAAGGCTTGCGTGCTGTCATCTTTCACATGCTGCGACACAATGGCCAAGGTCTTATCAATCTCGGCTGTCATGCGCTGGTTCTGGTACTCCTCTTCATCCATAGGCTTACCACGCAACTTATGCAGGTAGCCTTGGCTGCGGTTCAAGTACCACAAGACCATGTGCTGCTTGATGTGCTCGAGCGCCCGCGGCAGGTAAATCGATGCCATGATGGGATTGCCACCAAACGCAGGGTTAAGCGCAAAGTCTAAGTGCGACTGGATGTGCGCCAGATGGTCCTGGTGCATGTAAGCGTAGCCATTTTGGCCAAGTGACATGGCCACATTCTCATCCACTGCGGAAAGCTCATTAGGTGACGGCGTGTTCTTGAGCAATTCGTTGTAACCAGGGATTTTTAGCTGCTTTAAAAGCCTTTCTTCGACGGCGCGTCGGTCATAGAGGTCTGGCGCTTTATCCGCACGGGCCAGTACCGCCTGAATCTGGGCCATGCGCTGGGTTTCGCTGAAAATATGCGGATCAGATACTGGTACAACGTCGCCATTAAGTTCAAAGTCAGAAGATTCAATCTCAAGATCGGCCACCACCTCGCCACGGCGCATATCTTTGAGATACCAGCGGTTTAGACGCCCCAAAACACGCAGCAAACGGGCTTGCGACGAGTGCAAACGGCTGTGAATAGCAGAAAAGACGGCTGCGCCTTGCTCAATCAAGGCTTGTGTGGTGCCTACAGGGGCCTGTGCGGTCACATCAGCGATCTTTTCCTCGGCGGTGGTCACTACCCCCTTGGTTGCCTTATCAAGCCAGCCTAGAAGCTCGTAAAGCACCGCTGACGGCGGGTTAAACGGCATGGGCATGGCTAGTTTTTTGATGTCATCTACCCCTGGCGCAGCTTCAATCTCAACAACCTGCGTAATATCGACTTGCTGAGACTGCCCTGAGACCTTGGCGCTCTTAAACTTTAGTAGTGCCGGGGCATTATTGATGTGCGCCGAGTCTAAAAGTGCTCGTAAGGTGCCTGTAAGGGCAGCAGACAGGCCACCAATCAGGTGGGGCATGCCGATAGCATAAGCACCGCGCCACGGGATAAATTTATATTCGATAACCCAGTCAAGCTTTGACATGGTTTCATCGCCGTCTTCCCAGTTTCGGTACAAACCAACCACTTCCGTGTCCAGTTTGTCGATCATCAGGATGTATGGGGCCATTTCACCGTTGGCTACACCGTCTTCTTCGACCTCGAGGTAGGTGTAAGTATGGAAAACAGTTCTTAAACCGTCGTCATTCTCGTCATACTTGCGGCCTTCAATCTTGTTGTTGGCTTTTTCTGCCCGTGTTTCATCCGGCTCCATGGTGGCGCGGATCAAATCCACCTCTTTGTACATGCCTGAGTCCACACGAGACTTAAATTCAAACTCGGTAAGCTCGTGAATCTCTGTCGCACGCTGGGCGGTGTAGAAATTTGACGCGGCAAATGGGATCAAAACCTTGTCAATGGGCAAAAACTCGGCGCAGGGACGCAGCTTTTTCTCATCCCAGTACAGTTTGAGGTACTGCGAGCCGCCAAGTGGCAGTTGCGTGAGCAATTGCTCTTGCTCGTCTTTAAACTCTTCGATCTGCTCAGTCAGTTGCCAGTTCATCCAGTCGCGTTTGCGCTCGGCACGCTCTGTTTTTTCTTTGTCAACCTTGCCTAAGATCTTGGTTTTGACTGGGCCATCAGGCGGGAAAAGCTCCTTGATCGCACGGCTTGCAAAATCCACGCAGGCTTCAGCCATGGCCGGGTGAACAACCTTGCTTGCACCCATGAAAGTTGCACCACCAGGGGCGTCTTTGCCCATGCCTGTGCGCTTTAAACCCTCTTCGTACTGCTTATCGCGGTCTTCCCTGGCTTGTTTGTCCTTATCGATCAGCCCGATGTAGCGCAAAGCCAAGGCTTGCAGCTTGACGGTGTCGATTTTGAGCGCCAGGTTTTCATAAAAGTCAGGCGATTCTTCTGGACCTTTGAGGTTATCCATCGTGACGCGCACGCGGCCATCAGGCAACTCTTCGAGTTCTGCTTGATCAGCAGGAATCTCAACCTCTAGTCCCTCTTCCATGTCCTCTTCATCTTCCATCGGGTCGATGTACCGGCCATAGTTTTGTTCGATTGGCATCTCAGGCATAACGCTTTCCTTGTTGTAATGCACTTAAACCACTGACTTTGCCGCCCTCTTTCTTCTCAGTGCGGTAGTCAGGTAAGGCTGGGCGCTTTTTGCTTTCAAAAAATGGCATCAACTGACCCTGGCCCGTGCCGATCATGTCAAGCACATAGTTGCGCACCACACGAGGCGTCGGATTAATGCCTTGGCCGTGTAGTGTATAAGCTACTTGCTTTTCAAGCAGGTCCAGTGCGTCCCCGCGTGGCGATGCAAGGCCGGTCAGTTCACCGCCGCCAAACCAGCGGCCAGCTTGAGCCATGCCAGCAGGCAAACCTAGCTCTTCAGCCATGGTAAGCATGTAGTTTTCTGCAGGTCCGTATTCAGTGCGGCCAAAGCCGCCTTGCTCACTGAAGTAGGGATGATACTGACTGCCCTGCGTTTGGCCTGAAGCTTCATGCACATCAAGCACATAAGACTTACCAAAGTCACCAGCCTTTTGCGTGCCGTAGGTTGGGATCTTGTAAGAGCCTGCTGTGCCACTTTTAGCCAAGTCACGCAAGTTTAGACCGCCCTCAAGCACTTCTTTAGCGCCTTGGTAATGACCCTTGAACAAAGGCAGGCCAACGCCATACTTTTCTGCAAACAGTGCTTTCTCACGCAGCACATTTTCTTCAGTGATGGGTATGCCACGGGCATGCATGTCACGCAGGAATTGGCCACCAGCCATTTCATTTAAGATCGTATTACGGGCTGAGACAGGCGCGATGCTGTAAATAAACTCGTTGAACTTTTCTTCAGGTATGCCGCGCTCAAGTGCTGCCAGCTTGACGGGATAAAGCGATGCGTAAAAGCTTTCGCCACCTAGCGGCAAGCCACGCTTAATCATGCCTTGAATGATGGCTCGGTTGCGTGGATCTTGATAGATCTCATCGATGTAACTTAGATTGGCACGAGGTGCCTCATAGCGTGGGAATCGCGTTTGCTCAACGCCAGGGAAGCCCTCCAAAGCATACTTGATGGCCTCACGGTCAAAGGCTTGCAGTTCTGGCCGCGGTGGCTTCCAAGCCTCAGTAGGCTGGGCAAGAAACTCCTCGGCACGTTTGGCACGTTGCTCGACCACCTCAGGCACGTTGCGAAGCTTCTCGCCACGCGATGCCGTATCAGGAACGGCTACCAGTGGCCCAAACTTCTTTTCTAGCTCAGGCTTTTCTTGCGTGCGCCACTTGATGTTGCTCTCTGCAATATCGCTGGCACGCTTCTCTAGGATCTCAGGCTTGATGTTTGGGTTGTCTTTGAGGATCTGCTTGGCAACTTTGTCTCTTTCTTTTTTAAGGTCCTTAGCAGCCTGTGCAGCTTCCTTTAGGCCTCTGGCAACAGCCTTGGGTTTGTCGCCGCCCTTGGCCATATGCACAACCATGCCCTGCACATCAGGATCATCGGTAAAGCGTACCTTGCCGCCTTTGGCATAAGGCTGCACCGGTGTCTTGCCAAACATCACAGCACTGGGCTTGGTTGACTGTGGGCTGAGGTAGCCGGCATAGCCATAGTCGCGGATCAAACGCTCAAGCGCGTTGGTTGCTTCGCCAGGCTGTGCCAATCCTTTGTTTGAGCTTGCCGTCATTGGAATCCTCGTAGTCTCTCGAGCTAACAGGTTAAGCATCAAGGGATCTGCAGCCAGGTCGTATAGGTTCTCGCCCATGGCGCGATAGCGGTTAGGCCCTAAGCCAGGCTCGGGCGTAATGCCTTCACCGGCATAGAAGTAAGTCCTTGGGCGTATGGCACCAGGAAGGTCTAGGCGTGCAGCCTCTTCGCCCTTAATGCCCGTGCCATAAAACGCAGGGTCGGTTTCAGCCAGGCCTGCTTGCTTGCTGTAATGCGTCAAAGGCGTGCTCACTGTCGTGCCAGCCTCAGGCTTGATCAGTGGCCGCAGGTAGTCGGGCATGCTGCCTTCATAGCGCGGGCTCAAAAACTCGGGCGGCAACAGCAGCGGCTTTTGTGGGGCAAACTGGAAATCATTCCATGCTTGTTTCAACTGCGCATCAATCTCTTTGACCATGTCAGTTTTGCCGCGACGATTAGCTTCATAGCGCTGCATGTTCAGTTCGTTGATGGTGCGCTTGAGTGCGGCATTCAGTGGGGTGTAGTTAACCGTACTATTTTGGCCTCGTGTCTCAGTGCTCATGGCCAGGCGTGCAAGGGGCGAGTACATCTGACTGTGGGCTGCCCAAGCAGTCTCCTCGCCCTTGGGACCAAACTCGTTGCCGTGAATTGCATGGCCAAAGAAGTCATGCACAGCACGAAACTTTTCATTCTCATTCAATCCTGTTTCAGGATCGACAGCTTTTAAGTAGGGATGCTCATCGCCACCCTGGAAGACATATAGGTGCTTGTTGCCATAAACATCTTGCAGCATTTGCTTGCTGTTGCGATAGTTTCCTTCACCTGCTCGATGATACGAAAGGCTTATGGGCAGACGCTTGAACTGCTCGTCGGTTTCTTTAGCCATCTGCCGGTATGAGGCAGCTACCAACTCATCGTAGTTCTTTGCCCCTGATTGCTTGATGACATCAGGCATCTGCCTGGCGTATTGCTCAAAGATCGTTTGCTTGTAAGCAGGGTCATCGCTGGCTGCCAGCATGAACGTGCGACCAATAGGTGCCTGCTTGAAGATGGAGCTTTCAGGAACGTCGGGCAACTCGTAAGGCTTGCCAAGCACATCCTGAACGTAAGTGTCTGCTGATCGACGAACAAAGTTCGCCGGGTCAGCCATTACTTGCCGTACTGCTTCATCCGTAATTGGTTGCGGAACATCGCTTCCAGTTCGTCCTGTGACAGCGTATCCGGCTTGAGTCCCATCGCTTTCGAGCGTGCCTCGACGCTGGCCTGCAGGCGCTTGAGAGACGCTAGGACGGACGCGGTAGAACGGTCCTTCTGTGGTTGTTTCATAACTAACTCCTTGGCTTGGCATTGTGACAGGCTTTGGTGCGGTTACGTCAGGAATTTTTGCCTTGCTCGCTGTTTTTGCAACATCTTTTAATGCGGCACCCATGCCCGGCATCGACGGCATGGTCATCATTTGCGGGATGATGGGCGGGATTTTGAAGTCAGGCAGGTTCTCGAGTGCCTCTGCGATGTTCAACAGGTAATCGGTGCCTGTCTCTGTTTGCGGCAGCCTGATGTTGCCTGTGATGTATTCCTGTGAGGCTTCACGAGCGCGCTGAAGGGGTCCTGTATCGCGTGGATCGCCGCTTGCTGCAGCTTCTTTAACGAAGGTGCCTAAGGACACCGCAGGCGAGGTAAGTGCTTTGGCCACGACGGGCGCGCCAGTCAGTAGTACATCAAGGCCACCAGCAAAACGAGGCATTACCCCTTCGATGCTTTGCAGGACATTGCCCTGACCATAACCTGGGAGTGACGACACGCCACGCGTTATAGACGTTGGCAATACAGTGTCCTGGGTTTTTACGCGATCAATAGCACGGCGCATGCCGGGTGGTAGCCTTCCACCATCCTGCATGTGGACCTCGCCGCCAGCGGCCTTGTTTAGCAAGGGCACTGAAGTGTCGTAAGTACCTTCGTTACCAAGAGCGCTCTTGATGGCGCTGGGGTTGTAGGAAACCACCTCAGCCAGTTCACCATCGCGGTATTGCATCAGACCGTCATATCCTGCGGCTCTAGCGCGTGACTCGACTTCTTTGCCGATGTAGCCTTTGTTCTCGTAGGCACGCTCAACTAAGCGAGATGCTTTATTCTCATCTAGTCCCAACTTAACCAGTGCTTCGATCATTGGGTCGCCCTCGCCACTGATCACCAATGGGTTGCGCATCTGGGCGTAGACAGGCAAAACATGGCCCCCAGTCGATGGAGGCGCGCCATACGGAGTGGTTACAGCATAGTACCCAGCATAATCAGCCTTGGGAGTCATGTAAACGCCCGATCCAAGTGCTCCTTCCTTGCTTGGCTTAAATTGTCGAATGGCCTCCTGGCCTTTACCACCCTCTGTCGCTGTCGTGCCATGGTAAAGACGCATCTGCACTGCGCTTGGCTCGAGGAACTTGGCCAGGTTGTCTGCACGCTCTTGTGCTGACAGACCGCTCTGCTTAGTCTTAACTGCCTCTGCTGCTTGCTTGAGCGCACCCACGATCTTGCCGCCCTTAGCTTTGCTCAGCTTGACGCCGGGAACGTCTGACTTCTTAGGTGCAATGAAGAGCGATTCATAAACGTCATGAGGCATACCGCTCGACAGCGTGACACGGCCAACCACATCGCCCATGCCAAACACATCGCCACGGCTCTTAGGGCGTAGGGTGGGGTTATCGCCTGTCATTGTGTTGTACATCTCAACAGGCGTGGCGTATTCGGTTCCTAAGCCGTATTTGTGGCCCATGCCAGACTGCTCAACCGTTGCGATGAACTTGAGCCTATCAAGCAGGGGATCGCCTTCAGGCTTGTAAAGCTGGCGGCGTACCAGATTGGACTTCGTGAGCGAGCCTTGCTTGGGGCCGCCCAGGTCAGGCTCAGTCTCACCGGCTGCGCTCATGATCGGGCGGTTAGTTACCGGGTCGATGATGACGCCCACATCCTCCATGACCTTACGGTCAAGGATCTCACCCGTCCTGGGGTTAACGAAGGCTCCTGACGGGAAGTCAGCACGGGTCATGTTGTTGGCGGCCAGGACCTTCTCAACCAGTGGCTGGACCTGAGGGAACTTCTCGGGCTGGGAGAACCAGCGGTTGGGCACCGGCACAATCGATGTGCGGCCAGGCGTTGTCAGCCGGGCTGTGATGTCCTTCTCGGGGTCAACGGTTGACTTGATCGCCGTGCGACTGGCTGTGGCTGCCTCACGCAAAGCTTCTGCGACCTTGGGCACCTTGCCACCACCGCCAAGCTTTAAGCGTGTGCGCAGGTCAGCACCGCCGTCTGCCATCTTTACTGGACCGCCATCCTTCAAGCCCAGACGCGCTCTTAAGTCGTTAGCCATGCTCGCCCCCCAGATTGGCGGGATGATACCCGCTTCGCCTTAAGTCGCATAGGGATTGGTCCTTGTCACGCCAGCGTCGATCAGGTCTTCAGGGTCATAGTCGTCAGGCGGTGGCGGGTCGATGCTGAGCCAGCCGGCATCGCGAAGGTAGCGCATGGCCTGGCTGAAGGCGTCCACAAAGTCATCATGCGTAGTTTGAGGGAACGAGCAGATCTGCGTAACCATGGCCTCAGCCCAGTCGCGAACATAGCCTTCACGGTTGCTTGACTCGGGCACATACACCCGGCCAGCCTTCACGATGTTGGCCACGATGCTCAGGCGCTGGACCTTGTCGGCGTTGCCTGGGTTGTAGCTCCTGACCGGGATGTGCGCACGCTGCAGGTCCTGGATGAGCACGATACCGGCAGCCTTGTCCTCGACCAGCACCAGGTCAACACGCTTGGCGTCTTTGCCTTCACCGAAGACGATTTCGTACTCGTCTAATACTTTAGGCTTAAGGTCAGGGTACTGCAACCGGTCTTGCCAGGCGTCGATGATGAGCACACACATGCCGCCGTCCATGGGTTTGAAGACACCGAAAGTGATCGATGCCGTGGGATCGTTGACCGTCTTTTCGGTGTAAGCACAGTCATAGCTCTGCAAGATGAACTCGAGCTTGGGCAGGGGCTTGTCAGCAGGCCAGAGCCTGAACCAGTCACGCTTGACAATCCCGCCTTCCTCAGCATCGATGATCTCAGCGAAAATCTCCTGCCGGCCAAGGTTGGTGCCTTCGTAACTGAGGATCTGCCTGCGGAAGTTCTCGCTCAGGTTGTCGATGTTGGCGTAAGTCGATGCGGTGGTCAGTACAACATCATCGCCTTCCCTGCTCATCAACTCGATGATCAAGTCCCGAGGCTTGGGTGTCGTTGTGCAGATCAGCCTGGTCTTCATGTCCTCAAGCTTCAGGCGCATACCAAACTGGATCTGGTCCCAAGCTTCCTGAATGTACTCCCAGGCGGCTAGCTCATCCAACCACCCGCCGTGAAACTGTGGACCACGAAATCGCTCAGGCTCCGAGGCAGGTATGCCTTTGATCAAGCTTCCGTTGGTCAGGCGTAGCTCGTGCAATGCTTTGTTGTAGTCATCGATTAGGATGGGTGGAATCACGGCGAGCAGCCCGCTGTCACCCTCGAAGCATGTACCCCTCACATCCGATGATGTTGGGGCCGCTACGAGCCATCTGGTGGCTTTGTAGGACTGTGCCCACCAGCCGATCTGCTCGGCTGCTGTTCTGGTCTTGCCAGCACCGCGGCCTGCCAGCATGAGCCATATGGACCACCAGTCACCATGCGGTAGGATCTGGTGCTTGAGTGCTCGTGTGAGCCACATCATGCGCCAGGCCCAAGCAGCAGCCGCCTGTGGCTCTAGCCTGGTGTACTGCTCGCGGATCGCTGGATCTTTGAGCAGGGCTTCAAGATCACTTGTCCCC